TATTAGTTACGATAGCAGTTGTAATCAGATGACAGAATACAAAAAGACTAGCCAGGTAACTGAAAAGACTCACAAGGCTTGCTCTGAGTGCAAAATAGAAAAGCCGATATGGTCTGCATTTGAAACACCAGGTACTAGAATTTGCAAGAACTGCAAGCTAATTAGAAAGCTAAAGAAGGACAAAGAACGACAAGAGAGAGCTATTGAGAAACTTAAAACCAAGAAGCAGAAGAAAAAAACAGTCATAAGAGTTAGCGACTTAAAAAAGAAGGTTCAGATAGTATTTAACAAGTGGATTAGAGAGCGTGATGTAGAAGAAGGATGTATAAGTTGTGGAAATAAAAATGCTACTAGCTATGATGCTGGACACTATTTAGCTCAAGGATCTACTGGAGCTTTAAGGTACAACGAGAGAAACGTCCATAAACAATGCACTTCTTGTAATAGATTTAAGCATGGAAATCTAATTGAATACAGAATAAACCTTATTAAGAAGATAGGATTAAACAACGTAGAGTATTTAGAGGATCATAGGAAAGATGTTAAGAAGTGGACTCGTGAGGAATTAAACGAGTTACTGGAGAGGTATCAATGACACCAATCAATCGTAAAGTAGTTAAGATTAAACAATTCCAAAAAGATGTCATGGAAACTCTAACCTACCAGGATGTTGTTACATTTGCAGGTAAAGGTGAGGTAGTTAAGATTGAAGGACGCAATAACCAAGATGGAACTCAAGACGTTACTTACTTTGTTAAGGTTGATCTATCTGACATTAAGAAGGCCGATTTCGAGACATCTAAACCAGTCTCAATAGTAGACGATTACCACATAAAAGAGAAAAGCAGATCACAAGCTATCAGACATAAAGCCTTTACAATCGCAGAGGAACATGGAACTAGTGAGGAGAGTTTATACAACAGTGCTATGGATGAAGCAGATAGATACTTAAATGAGTGGAGTGACGAACAGAGACTTGAGGGAATTAGTGATTGACATTTGTAACGTAACAATACATAATTAAACTATGAAAATGAAAACATTAAGACAAGCTGAAAGAATAACTGGAGTTAAAGCAGGAACACTAAGACAGATGTTAAACCGTAAGACTATTAAAGGTAGAAAAATCGGCAGATTATGGCTTATTAGCGATGAGACTATAGAGGAATTAACAAAAGAGGTTAAACAAGATGATTGAAGATCTACTCCACGAACTAGAAATAAGATTTTACAGGTGGATTGTAAGAACATTAACAAGACCAAGATTGTGAAGTGGGGGGATGACTTGAAGTCGCAGGTCTATCAAATCGGTTTGCTACCGTATACGACGACCCTTGCTCCCCTCACTCTCAGTCCTGGTCTAAACAGAAAGGGAAGTATGAAAACACCAATTAGGCATAGCTGTGGAAGAATATTAGATGAAAATGGTTTCTGCTGGGAATGCCATAATGGCGGACAGGGTGTTTGTGGGAACTGCCATAAAAGAACGTGTATTTGTAATGGAAGTATGAAACAAAATAAAAAAGAGCAGATAAAAAAAGTAGTTTATAAAGATAATATTGGTAATTTTTATATTCGTTCTGAAGATAATGTTTCTATACGAATAGATGAAAACGCTTATAACAGAGTAATTAACCTCCTCGCTCAATCCAGAAAAGAAGTTGTTGAGGAGGAGAGAAAAAGGGTTTTGAAAGTTCTACAATCAGTTGAAGATATTGCAGAAGATGAAACAAAACATCACTTTGCAGAACACTGTTCATGTTTAAGATATGGTATCTGGAGGGCAATAAATCCAGATGCAAGTGAAATGTTATATGCTTCTAAACTTAAATCACTATCATCAAAGGAACTATGACTGAATACACAGGAAAACCAGTACCAGAAGAAGCAGTCAAAATATCACCATTTGCTGATGGTTGGATATACGCCATCGGCATTATCAGGCTATTAGTAGATAAAGAAGGTATTGTTTACCTAGAATATGAGGCAGAACTATGAATACTGATAAGCAAGTAAAGGAATCTATGAGTAATGAGTTAGAGCAGAAGAAAATAATTGTAATTAGTGATTCTACTTATGACGATCAGTCAGGAGTTTCTAGAAATTATTATGATAAAAATGAATGGATTAAAAAAACAATAGAAAGAATGGCTGAGAAAGGCTATTTATTACAACAAAGATTGCCAAAAGAGTGTATGATTTTTAAGTTAGCTCAAGATAATCTAATCTCCCAAGCAGAAGAAGTTAGAAAACAAACACTAGAAGAACACTTAGATGAAATTGATTTTAAGGGACAAAACTCAATAGCACTTGTTTTTACTTCAAGGCCAGATAGTAAGACCTACATAGTAACAAAGACTAAATATTAAAGGAGTAGGGTGATGACTAACTACGAACACCTCGCCCCCTGGAGCCGCCCAGTTAACACTTTAGACGATGATGTAGATGCACAGATTGCAGAGAACGGTAGACAGGCTAGGATATTACAAGAAGCTGGGTACTGGAAATGGACACCTGAAGCTCAGGAGTTTCTAGCACAGGCATTACTAGGAGAATAATGGGTAACTATAAGAAGAAGGGCTACCGTCAGCAGAGAGTATGTGAGTGTGGTGAGAAGTTCCTGGGAACCGTTAAATCTATTAAGTGTTATGACTGCAAAGAAAAAGAGAGAATCAGGAGACGAGTGAAGCGAGCGACTTAAACTTAAAGGAATTTGTTTGTACTTTCAACTTGCCGTTGTGGCTTCACCATGGTTCTTCGCTTATACCAAGCAGTTAAAATTGTTGTCAATAGACAGTGTGTTTAGTTTTTATGTACTAAATAACAGGTTTACTAAACACCAGATAGATTATGTTTAGAACATACAGAAGTTACTACACTTATGACACATTTACTAAACATTAAGTGGCTGTGGTAGAATGTGGATATGGCTAGACCAACAATAATGACGGATGAATTGATAGCTAAACTTCGTGAGGCTTTTCTCATCGGAGCAACTGATTTAGAGGCTTGCGGATACGCTGACATTAGTAAACAAACCCTATATAACTACCAGGAGAAACACCCAGAATTTGTTGACCAGAAACAAGCATGGAAAAATCAGCCTATCTTAAAGGCTAAAATGACCGTTGTTAAGGCATTAAATGAACCCAAGGATGCACAGTGGTATTTAGAGCGTAAGAAAAAAGATGAGTTTAGTAGTAGAGCTGAGGTTACAGGTAAAGACGGTAAGGATATCCCAATGCCCACATTCACAGTACAAACGGAAGAAGCTAAGAAGAACCTTGAAAAACTCTATGAAGGATCTGATATCACTAACGACTAAAGGCTTCCTAGATAATTATAGATATATTATTCACGAGGGAGGAACTAGGTCAGGTAAAACACACAGTATTCTTACTGTGCTATATCACATCGCTAATTCACGTCCATCAATCTCATCAGTAGTTTCAGAGACATACCCACATTTACGCAAGGGAGCTATTAGAGACTATCAAAGGATTCTCCAGTCGCAAGGTGCATGGGATGACAAGTTGTGGAATAAGACCGATTCAATTCACCAAATAGATGAGGATAGATTATTAGAGTTCTTTAGTGCAGATAACTCAGATAAAGTTCATGGCCCTGAGAGAGATATTCTTTTTATTAATGAAGCTCAAAACATCTCCTATGAGATAGCAAGACACTTATTTGTCCGTACTCGTAAGACTGTATTCATAGACTTCAACCCAACTAGAGAGTTTTGGTGCCACACTGAATTAAAGGATGATCCACGCACGTTATGGATCCACTCAACATATAAAGATAATAACTTCTTAACACCAGAGCAGGTAGCTGAGATAGAACGTAATAAAAACAATAAGACCTGGTGGAGTATTTATGGTGAGGGAGTAGTAGCTGAGAGCGAGGGAGCTGTATTTAATGGATGGAATATTATCAATCACGTTCCAGATGATGCTGAGTTAGTTAGATATGGATTAGACTTTGGTTACACCAATGATCCAACTGCGGTAGTTGGTATCTACAAACATAACGGTGGAATTATCTTAGATGAGGTTGTTTATCGTAAGGGTTTAAAGAACTCACAAATACATGGTCTTTTACAGAATCAGCCAAAGGCATTAATAATAGCCGATGGTGCAGAGCCAAAGAGCATTGATGAGCTTCAAATCTATGGACTGGATATTATTGCAGCTACTAAGGGACAAGGCTCTATTTTACAAGGTATCCAGGCGGTGCAAAACAAAGATATTAGTCTAACTAAGAGGTCTACCAACTTAATTAAAGAATATAGAAACTACTTATGGAAAACAGATCGTGATGGCAAATCACTTAATGTACCAGAAGATATCTTTAATCATGGGATGGATGCAGTTCGATACGCTATTACAGATCTTTACCCAATAGAAGAACCAAAGAAGGAGCCTAAAGATGATAGAATCAAAGGAACGTATGTCAAATATTCAAGTAAGAAAGAAGATCATAGCGATTTCTACGACGACATCAGCCCAGCAGACGCCTTTTGAGAGAGACTTAGAAACATATTTCCCAGATCTAGCTAGATTTAATAAGTTGATAAAGTTTGATAAGAACTATAGAAATTTAATAGATGCTGTTATTTATATGGTTGATGGTGATAAAAGTGGAACCATTGAGATTAATTACAATAAGGGCAAAGTAAATTACTTATATAAAAAAGAAAACATGACTGCACTTAGCAAGTAGTTTTATCGTTTAGATTGACAAAATAGCGTTATAACTGCTATTATTGAGTGATACGACTCTTATTAATATGAGGCGACCTCTAACAGGGTCGTTTTTTTTATGACAATTTTGATAATCAGCATCCTCGCAGTAATAACACTTGTATCCATGATACTTGGCTATTTAGAGAGAAAAGACTTAGTGGATAGACTGATGAGTAAAGACTTAGTTGAATACAAATCCCTTAAAGAAGAACCAAACGAAATATCAGAACCAGATAATAACCTAGTATCAATATTCGATGCAAAAGAGGAAATACTAAATGAAGGCAAGTAAAAAACTCGCAACAAAAATTAATCGCTGGTTTGAACAAGACATGAATGCTCGTAAGAATTACGACTGGCAGTGGTTTACTTATGACTTATTTATTAATGGCGATCACTATGCCAAGTATGATAAAGAAACTAAACAAATTGTAGGTGGTCAAACAACTTTAGATGGTAGGCCAAAGGTCACTATCAATAAAACCTACACTACCCTAAGAGCTGTTAGAAACTATGTTCTCCGAAACAAACCTAAACCTCAAGTAACACCAGAAAACTTATCACCAGATACATTAGAACAGTCAGTCCTTCTTACTAAATGGCTTACTTATAAGCATGAACGAGATCGACTCTCAATGAAAACAAAGGGAACTCTATGGAACGCACTTAAATACAGTGTCGGTTGGTGGCAGGTGCTTTGGAACGGTGAGGATATTGAAGTTAATGAGATTGATACCTATGACTTCTATCCAGATTCTAAGGCTAGAGGCCCAGAAGAAATGCGACGTGCTTTCATCGCTGTTAAGAGAAGAATCTCAGACTTATACGATGATGATAAATACGATAAGAAAGTTTTAGATGAAGTAACACCTGATAACAAAGAATCAGCTTCTACTGTTAAATCTAGGTTAATCGCTCATCAACGTGGGACCTCAGCTAATAATGGTAACACCAGTAAAGAAGATGGAACGGTAATTGTTAAAGAGTGTTGGTGGAAAGAAAAGGGAAAGATTTATGTCTGTGCTTTAGCTGGTGACAAGTTTATTCGTAAACCAGAAGAAGTAGCAGTTAGACAACTACCTTTCTTCAGACTTAGATCAGATGTTGAACCTTTGCAAATGTACTCTCAGGGTTGGGTTAAAAACTTAATTGATCCTAATAAGATGGTAGACAGTGCAGTTAGCTCAATCGTTGAGTACAACATGATTATGAATAAGGGTAAGTACATCGCTGACAAGGGTGCTGGAGTTCGTATCCTTAACAATCAACATGGACAGATCATTGAGAAGAAACGTGGTTATAACGTATCTCATCAACCTGTCGCTCCACTATCAAATGCTATATTCTCACAAATTGACTACGGTAATAGATTCTTAGAAGACATTTGTGCTATGCACGATGCCACATCTGGTAGAGTTCCTACTGGTGCTAAGAGCGGTGTGGCTATTGAAGCTCTCCAAGTTGGAGACTCTAATAACATGAGTGAGTTAGTTGATAACCTTGAGGAGTTCTTAGAGGATGTTTACGAATATATCTTATGGCTAGGTTCTCAACACTACCAGGATTACAAGAACATTATCCCTATTGATTACACAGGTGAGCGACAGTTCATGAAAGTAATTGGTGCCAACTCAGTAGTAGCTCAAGAGATGGGTGATAATATTCCAGATGATGTAGGTGTTATCCCAGAGAAGAATATTGTAGATGTATCTATCACCTCATTCTTAGCCTTCACACCTGAAGCCAAGAAAGAATCAGTTAAAGAGTTAATGAGCATTATGCCTGATCTTCCAGAGGATGTAGTCTTAGATGCCTTTGGTGTTGGTAACATCGCAGAGGTTATCCAGAAGATTAGAGAGAAGAAAGAATCAGATCGCCAAGCAGAACTGCAAGCTCAAAGAGATCAGTCTGAAATAGAATCACCAAGCTCAGATGGTGGTGAAGCAGCTGCAGCTCTAAGGACACTTATCAACGGTGGTATGCCACAAGTGCCAGCTAGGTTATCTCCAGGTTATGCACAGTTTATTGATCAGTTCTTACAATCAGAAGAAGCACAAGGATTAGACCCAGAGATTTTACAAGCGATCCAGACATTTAGAGATCAAGTCGTCCAAGGCGTAGGACGTTAATAAACCAAGCACTTTAACATCGTTAAGTATCTACTAAAGATTACTCATAAGGAGAACACACTATAATCGTTCAGCTCTAACAGTAGTCTTTATTGGGTACTTAACCCAACCAGAAAAAGTATGGCCCATCGTCAACTAGAAGACGTAAATTTGTAGGCTAAAGAAAGGAGATTCATCATGATAGATGAAGCTCAAGACGTAACAACAGAGACAACTGAAGCCTCGTCAGCTGAAAATCAACCAGAAGATACTCAAGAGGTTCAGACCGATCAATCTGAAACAACTGAGGAAAAGAAGGTCAGCGATGCTGTTCCCTATGAACGATTTGCTGAAATCAATAGTAAAAATAAAGCGTTAGAGGAGGAGATTAATAAGATCAAAGAGTCTCTACAGAGTAGACAAGAGCCACAAGCTCCAGCAACTCCAGAGACTTTAGCTCAGAAACAACAAGAAGCCCTAGTCAGAGAACAACTCAAGAAGATGGGTTTCGTCTCAAAAGACGAGATTCAACAGATTGAGGCAGATAGAGAACTTGATTCTAAATTAAGTTCACTTGAAGCAAAGTACAATGGCAAAGACGGAAAACCTAAGTTCACTCGTCGTGAAGTATTAGAGTACGCTCGAGATAACCAAATTGGTGATGTAGAGGGTGCATATAAACTAATGAACTACGATCAGTTCTTAAGTTTAGCCGCTAAACAGGCTTCTAGCACAAACAAACCCGTAAAATCAGAGACTTCAGACGGCTCGGGATCGAATGAAGCAGGTACCACTAATCAGGACCTTTTAAGTGCAGTTAAGAAGGGCGACAAATCTTCATTAAAATCTCTCATCAAGCGTTTAATGTAAACAAAGGAAAACTGCTATGGCACAAGCCTCCGCACAAAAAACCTATGATTTCAATACCAACAGAGAGTCTCTCTCAGATGTTATTGGAGTTGTAGCACAGGACATGACCCCTTTTCTCTCGTCCTTAAAAAGAGAAAAAGTAGATAACGTATATTTTGAATGGTCGACAGACACTCTTTCAACTGGTGCTACCAATGCACAAATTGAAGGTATGGACTACTCATTCACATTGGACTCCGCTCCAAGCCGAACTGGTGCTTACACCCAGATCTTTACGAAACTCGCAAAAGTTTCTAAATCTGAAGAAGCAAGCAATCCAGCAGGTATGAGCGATGCTCTAGCATATCAAGTTGAGAAAAAACTCAAAGAGATTGCTACCGATGTTGAAGCAGCCCTGATGACTGGTACTGGTAACTCTGGTGCTAGTGGAACTGCTCGTTCAATCAAAGGTATCCTTAGTTGGATCTCCACAAATGTGGAAACAGGTACAGGTACTGGATCTGAGGCTTTGACCGAAGATATGTACAATGACTTGCTCCAAACCATTTGGGAACAAGGCGGCAAGCCTGACACTGCATTAGTTGCAGCGTTCAATAAGAGAAAGATTAGCCAATTCGCTACTTCTAACTCTCGTTATCAAGAAACCAGTGATGGTAGCTTGAAGAACTACGTCAGCATGTACGAATCCGATTTTGGTGTTCAAGAAATTAAACTTGAACCTTTCATCACCACTTCAGTTGTAGCTTTACTACAATCTGATTTATGGGCATTGGCCGAATTCCGACCAATCTCAGTGAGTGAATACCCAAGTGCAGGATCTTACGTTGCTAAGGTCGTAGAAGGTGAGATGGGTCTTAAATCTCATCAAGAAAAAGGTAGTGGAAAAGTCACAGGAACCACCACTGCTTAATTAGTTGAAATAAAATCAATTAGTTAAAACAATTAGCCCAGGCTTAAAACCCCTGGGCTTTTTGTATGGTAAAATAAGAATATGCCCCAACAGCAGGGATTTCAAAACCTAGACCCCAAAACAGCAAAGATGATGAACTTTATTATGGATAAGAACTTAGCCTTGATGACTAAGGTGGTTATGCGAGTCTATGCTGATGCTGATTTACAGAGAGACTATAAAGCCCTAAGAGATGTTTATGATATTGATGACTGGAAGGGTAAGTCTAGTCAAAGAGAGATTATTAGATACCCGCACCCTTATGTAGCTAAGTTTATAGATGCAGAGATGACTAAAAAGTACGGTCCGTTGTGGAGTCAAGATAAGAGTGTGACGGC